ATATTGGACTTGTGACGGGGTAGTTCCGTCATCGTCATTGCCTTGAAAAACCAGAGAGCTGATGACATCGCCTGCAACGCCAGCAGCATTGTTTCTGTGGTGATACAGAACAATATCTGCCGCACTTGTGCCAATGACCTCCTTTGACTCGATAAACAGCCCAGTGTCGTTTGAAGACTCAGTGATGTGGAGCGGAAACAGCGGCGTTATTTCACCGATGCCGATATTTTGGCCGTGCAAACGCAAACGAGTCGTCAGCGTTCCAGCAACAGCGGTCTGCAGGTTCAACGATCCTTCATGAGAACCATGCGTGTTGTCCTTGATCTCCGCAATAATCGCTGCATAATCATGCGGCAGATTGATATTGCACTGGCCCCTGTAAACCAGATTGCCTAGATCATCACCATTAGCCGCACTCGCACTGTTGCGATACAACACCACGTCTGGCGCAGTGTCCGCTCCATCATCGGTGTTCTCAATGATGACCTGATCGGTCGTATCAGTGCTGAACAGATGAAACTGCGCAGCTGCCGTTCCAGTGCCAACTTGGAATCCTGCTGTCGTTACCTTGGCGACGTAGCTACCTGCAGCCGTGAATGCAAGCTCATTCGTTCCAGAACGAAACAAACCTGTTGAATTTGCATCGTTTAAAAAACTGACGACTGGTGCTGCAGCCGTTCCGTCCTGGAGCGCATTATGAATTGTCTTGAACGTGATCTTTTTGTTGCGATCAACGCTCAATGCCTCATCGACATCAACGATCGGGAAAATGTCGTCAGCCGCAGGAGTAGTTTGCTCTGTCAGCTGTGAAATTTTGCGATCAGCCATTAGCCAGCCTCCAGTGCTTCAACACGAGCAGTCAAAGCGGCAATTTCTGCATAAGCCTCCTGCAGTCCTTTCGTGAGCAAAGGCACCAGCAAGTCTTTACCAACGCCCATGTATTCCGGATCGCCATTTTCGTCAACATCCGTTTCACTGCCCATAACAGCATGTGGAACTACTTCTTTTAGCTCTTGCGCGATAAAGCCTTCTTCATAAGTGTCAGCTGCAATCATGCGAAAACGATGCATCTGAATCTGATTGATCCGAGACTTGGCCTCGGGCATGTCAGTGATGTTGTCTTTTAGGCGACGATCAGAAGCGTCAATCAGCGAAACGTCAGTCGCGCTAACAATTCCAATGCGACCAGCCTGGACGCCAGCAGCATGGAATTGAAGAACAGAGCCAAATTGACTAAGCCCATCAACACCAATACGGTTAAGCCTCATGCAAGGGCCACCGTTGAACGAGATGTTTACCCTGCCTCTTTTTTGCAGCTCAAATCCCTCATAGGAGTTTGTGCCTTGCGGGTTGTTGGCTTGGCTAGTGGCTGCAGTTGCGCCGCCCCAATAAAGTCCAGGGCCTGTACCGGCTTGTTGGCCAAGAGCAAATAGTTGATAATCAGCTCCATTGAACTGAGTCTTGTAAGAAAGAACACCAGGGGCAGAACGATAGAAGCCGTGGTTAGGGCCATCACCCCCAAAAGTCAGAGAAGGACTCGTAAGCGATCCACCACTAACGCTGACCGTTCCAGTGAAACTGCCATCAAGGCCACGCAACGTGATCCAATCAGTGTTAGACCCATTCCGAATCTTTAGAACGTTGGCTGTCGTGTCAGCCCACTGCTGGTACGCAAACGTTGTTGCAGGCGCTGTCGCTCCACTGCTTGTCGTGAAGAGCGCAGCAAGCTGGTTGTTTAAATCAGAGCGAAACGCCGATCCACTCGCGTTTGCGCAGCTGCCATCGGCTTGAGCCATTTTAATTAAGACTGCTTTGTTCCAAATCCTACCGCTGTGTACTGGAATTGGCGATCAACCGCTACGCCTGAAGAGTTTTTGAATAAGACGTTAAAGCCTGAACTGGTTGCCGGACTCACAACTGTGACATCGCCTGTCTCAATGTCGTAGCTCGTGACCATGACAGCCACCTTCGTGTTGTCGTCTGTATAGAACTCATTGTTGAAGAGAACGCTTTTGCCTGCAGTTGCTGTTCCAGACTGTGTAATCCCACCTGTCTCCGTGCGGCGCTCCAACTGAATCGTGGCTCCCAGCTTGTCAACAATCGGTGTTTGATCGGGGTGCAGCGCACGCAGCTCAGCCTTGAACTGGAAGTGCCGTCCCACAAAATTGCCGTTCTCAACAGGTATCCAAGGGCCAAACGTAAGATTGGAATCATGGAAAATTTTCTCGTCTCCTGTTGCCGGAACTGTTGAGACTTGGTTCGCAATTAGCAAATCACCTGCTTGCGTGATTAGCTGATCATCATTCTGCGCTCCTATCGGTTGCACGAAACCGCTTGCCTGTTGGTTCGCCTGAAGAGTGTCGCCGTTTTCTGCGATTAAAGTGTCGCCAGCCTGTGTGACAAGGTCCTGACTGGGCAAGACAGTGTCACCAAACAACAAATGGTTGTCGTCTTCAGTCAAGAAATAGCTGGCCTGTGGAGCATCGTTTGACGTGCGGAAATAAAGCTCTGTACTGGTGTCGTCAGCTAAAGCACCGTCAAAATCGCTCCATGTGTCAATTAGCGCCGTGCGATCATCAATAGTGTCCAGCGGATAAAGTCCACGAGACTCAATCACGCGTTTTAGATCAACACTAAATTTACCGCCAAGATCAAATGTCCTAGCAAAATGATAAACGCCGAACGTGCCTCGCGTTCCAACAAAATCAACGCTTGTTAAGTCGTCAAAGTTGCCTGTAATCTCGTCAATTCTTGCATCGCCGTCAAGAACTAGACCGTCATACTCGCTGTCATAATACGCGCCAAATCCTTCGCCTAAAAATTCTTTAGGCTCGTTTGTGCTTTCGTCTTCCCTAATAACCTCAAAATTGAACCTAGGAATAGCGTCAGGCAGACTAATTGACACGAAAGCAGCATTTTTACTGCGCTGCCCGTAAATAGTTTCAAATTTAATAAAGTACGTTCCATTGATAAGCGGAAGGATTACAAACCCCTGCGTGGCTGGAACGTTGCGGATCAGGGTTGTATTTGGCCAGCTTGCACTTGCAGTAAGATTGGCAGTGTGACGAATTACTGCTCGCAAGCCTTCTATATTTGTACCAGTGTTTTCAACCGTCCACGAAAGGTTGATTTGGTCTCTGCCAATAGGTGTTGCGGAAACATTTGTTGGATCAGGCGGCAAAACCTGAGAATCTGGCGTTGGAGCATCAGCATTAAAAGGCGGCTTTACCGAAATAGCAGGAACGATAAATTTAACCTTTGTATAAGCAGATCGCTTTGCTCTTGGCTCTGGCCCAACAGAACGCACCCGAAAATCAATTTCTGTGCCGGGAGGAATTCCATCAATCTCGAAATTGGTATTATTTGTCGTAGCCTGCTTGAAATTGCCAGCACCAATGCTGTATTTAATTTCAAAAAATACTGCAGTAATTGAAGTGCCACGGCTCCAGCTCGCAAAAATTCTGTTGCCAATACCATCTTCTTTTGTAATCTCGCTTGCGGTCAGCTTGAGATCTTGCGGAGCCTGTGGCGGGCTATCGAAAGTTGTAATATCAGCAAACTGGAGCAATGCATTTTCGTTTTCAACGACTTCATAAATGTTGTCGACGAACTGGACTCCAGTGATTGAATACGTTCCATCGTCCCCTTCCCCGACAGCAAGGCAGCGAAACTTTTGATGCCTTACATTGCTTGATTGGATTGAATAAATGCTTCGTGCAATATCTTGCAATTCTGCAACAGGGCTGAACGGAGAAGAAACCTGGATAATGTTGTCAGAAACACTACTAATTGGCCTGGTTTCTGTAATCCCGTTAGGCAAAACGCAAGTTAGCTCAGGGCTGCTGCCAGTTGGCAACGTAATCAACTGATCTACTAATACAGACGATGCTGAATTCAACGGAGCGTCGATTTCTGCCAAATCATCAATGTTTCCTAAAAAATTATCTATTGTATCGAGCAAAACTCGACCTCCCAGTCTTGCTCCTTGACGCATTGCGTCTGAAACAGCAAAAACCTGACCAGGAAGAACCATCAAACCTTCAAGGCCAACAGAGAATGTGACGGTCTCACCCTCTGTCTCCTCAGAGGCCATGACCCATTTGCCCATGCGCTGAGCTTGGAACTTAGACGTGCATCCAAAAGCAACGATGTCTCTTATCTGAAAACCGTATTTCTGAACCAGCTCGTTGTTTTCAATGACAACAAAATTGGGCCGGTAGAAGTTCTCTGGATCGTTGTAACGAACGCGAACTCTTGTGCTACGAGTCTTAAGCGACGATCCACTGTAAGAAAACCCGCCGCCAACTACATTGGAATTGCTAAAAATATGAACAGGTTCTAGCGGAACTCGGTTGCTAGAGAGATTTCCATGATCAGCTGCAATCTGAACCGTGTCAGATTTCCAGTAGAGCATTCCTCTAAAAATGCTTGCTAAGTCTTGCAAGACGCTATAAGCATCAGCAGCATTTCCGATAACAGTATTTATTGCAAAGCGCGGCTCTCTTGTCCCATCCGGGTTAGTAATTAGCGCATTTGCATACACAGATAATTCAATCAAGTCGACCCAGCTGATGTAGCCAGCATTGGTAAAGTCTCCCGCGCCATACCGATCATTGGTCAACATGTCGTAGAGACAACAAACCGGACATGTTGTATAAAAACGTCCAGGGCGCAATCTGCCGTCAAAAGAACCGCTAAAAACTAAACGACCATTCGCGTCAGGACTTGCATTGCTTGGGATTTTTACTTTCATCCCTTTCACTTCATAAGCGCGTTGAGGTAACGACCCAAACTGCTCAGTAGAAAGATTGAGTGCAACGCAAGCCGTATGCTTGTAAGCAGTTTTTATTCTTCTGCCCGCAATAATTGAAGTCCATATGAGTGTGTCGCCACGTCCGCTTGCCAGTGGCGTTTTTGATGGCACGTCTCGCAAATCTGTAAAGCGAACTTGAAACGCACTTTCAGGTGGGTCAAAAGTACGCTTTTTAATGCGAATCTTCCAAGGGCCTTCGCCACGCAATTTAATCTCTGGTGTCTCGTATTGATAGTCAGACGTGGAAATACCTTCAAAGTCTTTAAAACTCTGCCCGTTAATTATTACCCCATACCTTTGTGTTTTGCCAAAAATATCAATCTCAAGTCGAAGTTTTGCGGGAAAAAGTTGCCCTCGCGCAATGCCTTCAACGGCTTGAGAAAACAGCTTAGGAATAGTAAAAAGCAGTTTTACAAAATCTGTTTCTGTATCCGTAATGGTGCGAATTACAGCCCCAGCTCCGTAGTCCCTGTTTAAAACTAAATTTTCATCGTCTAACTCTTCTGAATAATTTTTCCCAACCTGTGTGTCAACAGCGATAACTGTTGTGACATCGTCGCCGAAATTATCGTCAAATGGTGCTTGTCTTCCAGTGCCCGATCTAAAACTAAAATCAATACTTTCAACCTCTTTGTCTAACGCCGAGGTTTCATCTAGAAAAACACTTTCACGGTTCTTGATGAGGCCCTCGATCGGCCCCTCACAAAGAAGGTCGACAAGCTTGATAGTAGTTTCAGAATTTAAAGCCATTTTTTAAACGAGGTTGTAGCCGTAAGCGAGAACGCGGAATCGTGTGCCTGACTGAAGCGCCTCATCCAAAATTGTAATCCTCGGTCTAACGTCCTTGCCTGTTTCTTGTTGACTGAATCTCATGCGTTGCGCAAAGAAATAATCCTGTGTTCGTTCCAAGTAACCTTGAAATGTAGTTGCAGCTGTTACAACCATTTGATCGTCAACGCCGCCGCCCCTAGCATGTATTACTTCGATTAAAAAGCGGAACGTTCCATCAATCTTTTGTGTGTCAGGCGAATTGCCGGCTCGCGAAAAACAGCCTCTATCGACATGGAAAAT